GCCTCTTCAGCCTCTTCCGCCTCTTCAGCCTCTTCAGCCTCTTCAGCCTCTTCAGCCTCTTCAGCCTCTTCAGCCTCTTCAGCCTCTTCCGCCTCTTCAGCCTCTTCAGCCTCTTCAGCCTCTTCAGCCTCTTCAGCCTCTTCAGCCTCTTCAGCCTCTTCAGCCTCGGCTTCTTCCGCTTCTTCCGCTTCTTCCGCTTCTTCCGCTTCTTCCGCTTCTTCCGCTTCTTCCGCTTCCTCGGCGTCAATATCTTCATCTGCCTCAACTAGCTCAGCGTGATGTAAAGGCTTGCCTACAACATATTGTGACCACGGAGTTGGAGAGAAGATAGCAGGGACATTCGTATTGCGTGGAGAGATAGGCGACGGTTCAAAGAGTGTTGTCTCTCCGAGTTCACGTATGTGAAGACGGGGTGCTGTAGACGTAGTATTTGTTTTTTCAACAATCACATTTGGATTGGGACTACTCGTAGGAGGTTCCATAATTTCCAACGTTCTATCCAGAAGCTTATCGTAGTAAGTTTGCATCTCATTATGATTCCCTTTCATTGATGCGAGTGAAAGACGGAAAAGTTGGCTTGCAAAGTCACGAAAGGCGTAGAGGGATTCTTGACTATTCATTTGTAAATCTATGAAATAGATCTACGAATGGTGAAAATGCGTCAATTTTTGGCATGACTTAGTAGGAAACAACCAGTGTTCCAAACAAAAATAGTACAATTGTAGTTATCATAGCCTGCGGCGACGCATAGGATGAAATACACTGTGTAAGAAGAAACCAACCTATTCCGTAGATGCTATCGCCAATCAATGCGCCTATTGATACTTCTTTCGTATAGCGTTGGAAAAAATCAATGTAGCGTGTAAACGGCGGTAATTTTTGTACAACCAGATAAAACAGAAAATCGCCAATCCATTGGACAACAAAGAACAGTAATAGTCGGAGACACCAACCTGTTACGGTGGTTGAAGCAGGGTTTCGGAAAACTATAGGAATAATGGCAAGAGCAATCAAAAATAGAAAGGTGCTGTAAATATAGTCACCGAACGCAACAATCGCAAACGGTACTTTCGTCGGATCATAATATTCTTGGACGGTTTCTGCCTTAAGAACATATGGAAAGATGGCGTAGGTGATAGGTTCGTAGATAGCATATGCGGCTGTCCACGCAAGTAACGTCGTTAGAGAGAATTCCCAAATACTAGTACTCATATGTCTTACTATGTCTTCGGAAATTATGTATTAGACATGCTGAATCTGCATAGCCCATTCCACCGTTGCTTCCTTCGATTTGACGGGTTTGCTACGGCGTAGACGCAATCCCTGTGCTCCAGGTGCGTTGTATTTATGCTGAATGTCATTACGAATAAAAACATTCTTGAGATTCTGGTCATAGAAATCCACCGGTTTCGTATCCATTGTCTGAATAATACTTACCATAGGCGGTGTGAGTACATCAATACGTAGACGCTTCTCATGTAGGATTGACCGGTATTCCGCAATATCCATAGATCCACCAAAGGAACGCAAGACCTCTCGAGGCGGAGCGGGACGAATACCCTGAGGAGACCCTGCGTCAATCTCCGCATCCTCCGCATACAAACTATTCAGCAATGCGTAACGCTCCCATTGTACATGATTGTCAATCTTCTCACGGAAGAGATACGCAACCGCACACTCTGGCGAACAGAAATTACCATACATATGCCAAATTTCATCCAAAATATGGCTCGGAATTGCGACCGGTGAAGAATGGAACATATGGCAGCACCAAAAACAGTTAATATCGGTCTTTTCAGGGAGACGCTGGTAACGATTGTTGTCTTGGAATAGCACCATAAGTTTCTCCGAATAGTTGCTCGGTAGTTTGGATTTGGTCGTCGGCTCTGGTGTGGCTGCTAATTTCGCCTGGACTATATCACTTTCCACACCCGCACCTTCAGGAATACCATCCAGATATGATAGTTCGTTAATTCCATTATCATACGGTTTTGGTACATCAGGAATTGTCGGATCATACTTGAGTAGATTTGACGCTTCAAAATTCACAGCAGCCGTAGATACCGGTAAATGCGCAATCAATGGACGCTGTTCCGAAAGAAACGAGCCCGTAATTCCTGCGGGTGATACATGAGCAACGACCGGTGGTGTTTTCTTTGATGCTCGTGGCTTTTTCTCTTTTGCAGGTCCAGTTGTTGTCTTTCTCACACGTGAACTCATTTTAGTGTTCCTATGTGTCGGATACTTTAGACTAAAGGGGATGAATACCTCTTCCTAGGCCATATAAAACCGACTGCCTATATATAAATGGCAGATCGTCTAGAAGTTCTTAAGGCGAAGTATCCTAGTGAGGCAAAGGCTATAATGAATAAAAACTACATTGCGGTCACGGATGTAAGTATGTCTATTATGGCAAATAAGAATGTCGCCGAGTTATACGATCTTTTGAATAAGCAGGGACTTACACAAATTAACAAAGATGGAACTCCTAAAAAGTCGTGGTATAGCTTTGGAGGTGTGAAGAATACACGCAGACGCAACAAGAAACGTCAAACGAGAAAACGCCGTTAGATCTTTGTCCGCAACTCATTGTCCCGACTTGGGTAAATTTGTAAAGTTTTACAATAAAACTATACAAACTATTTCTATAATTGTAAGACCATTTTAAGGAAATGCCGTCGGCTACCAAAAAGGCACCTCGTATTGAAAAGAAAGCCTCCTGTATTCGGTCAGCCACGACAACTGTGAAATTACCACGCTCCCAACAAATCAATTCGTCTTCCTTTGATATTTCCGCAATACTTCCCGAAATGAGTGGTAAATATACAGCTCTGGTCAAAAAAATTAAGGAACTCGATGCTCTCGACCGTCGTGACCACAGCACACGGTTCAAGCACTTTATCTTTACCGATATGCGTGATGGAGCGAAACCTCTGGCTGCCTTTATGATAGCGGCTGGATTTGAGTTTCAGATGAAACATGTCCCGAAATTTGTTCTTCGTAAAGGAGAACGCATTGAAACCAAGAAAGGAACAACCGAACTTGTTGTCGGCGAACCAGCACGCCACGGAAACAATGGATTCGCTATGCTTCAATCGGCTCCGCTTTGGAAAAATCCACTTGCTGTCTCGACGAAAAAAGATATTCTTCGTGTCTTCAATGCACGACCGGACAATGTACATGGTCAACTACTGCGTATAATCGTATTGGATTCCAAGTACAAGGAAGGCATTGATTTATTTGATGTGAAATATGTCCATTTTGTGGAACCGCCTCTTGCGGAATCCGACTTAAAACAGGCTCTTGGTCGTGCGACACGCTATTGTGGACAAAAAGGTCTGCGATTCATGCCGAACCGTGGATGGCCGCTCGAAGTGTACACCTATACAACGGATATTCCGAGCCGTGCTCCGTTTACGAATAACGAAAGCGAACAGCGTCTTGACGCACACGATCTAGTTCTTCAATATTCCGGTATCGATCTAGGCTTCTTACAATTAACTCAATCTATTACTCGACTCGCAATAGCATCGGCGGTCGATGCTCGTCTGAATCGCCATATCAATACGAAAATCACGGTTCAGTTGGGCGGAGGTGTGCGTATTAAAAAATGCTTCCGTCGCCAATCAAAGCACTTTCCATTTTCCAAAACCCGTATGATGCGTGTTGCGTCGCAGATGGGCTTGACTGCTCCCAAAAAGGCCAAACGGGAATTCTTTTGCCGTTTAATGGATACGAACAAAGACTATCGTACTGCGTTGTTCAAGCCTGCAACACCCAAACGGGTTCCAGTGCCAATTTCTGAAAAACGTGTGGATACATTGAATGAACTTGCTGAGAAGAGATTTGACGATTTCCAAGAGGGGATTACAGAAATGTTTAAAAAATATACGTGGAAACGGCCGGTATTGGAGAATGGTTGTGGTGAGTCTGCTTCCGCTGTTGTTGCGAAACCTCGTGGTACACCCGTAACCTTCAATCCATCCCAAGATTTTATACGACATTATCTGACACCGTCAAGTCCTTTCAAGGGATTGCTTGCGTGGCACTCCGTCGGAACAGGAAAGACATGTACTGCGGTTGCTACCGCAACGAGTAGTTTTGAACAGGCCGGTTACCAAATTCTATGGGTCACACGCAATTCGCTCATGTCCGATGTATGGAAAAACATTTTCGGAACGGTATGTTCCATTCCTGTATTGGAAAAACTTAAAGCCGGCGAGGTTATACCCGATGAACTCGTAGATCAGAAAAAAAAGCTATCGAAAGCATGGCTACAACCCGTCAGTTATCGTATGTTCCAAAATGCGATGGAAAAGAAGAACGAACTTGGTCGGCGACTCTATTCACGAAATAGCAAAGATCCTCTTCACAAAACATTCCTAATCATTGATGAAGTCCATAAACTCTACGACGGTGATTTACTTCCGACCGAAGCCGCCGATTTTGACGTGATTCAATCCTTTATTCACGCAAGTTATAAGACATCTGCAGAAGCCTCCGTCCGTGTTCTTCTTATGTCCGCAACGCCCATTACGGAAAGTCCAGACCAACTCTTTGGGATATTGAATACATTACGAACCAAGGATTACTTACCCTCATTTACGGAGTTTCGTGAACGATTCACAGAAGACAATGCTATTACAGAGGACGGTCAACGATTTTTTGAAGAACGGGCGAAAGGTCTCATCAGTTATTTAAATCGTGAATTTGATCCAACGACCTTTGCGCAACCAGAATTCCATACAATTCGTGTTCCACTTGGTGAACTACGTATGCCGACGTTGGAACGTTTAGCGGACGATTGTATGCCAAGCATTCCTAAGTGCGACGAAACAGATGTAGAGGCCTTGATACGTGATGTTAACAAGAACGACATGACTGCTCGTGAATACAAACGCAAAATTTCTATAATACGGAAACAGCATAAAACACGGAAAGCGTCATGTCTTAAAAACACAATTCGTGTAGCAAAAGGATGCTTTATGAATAAGAAAAAAACGTATACCTTGCGGAATAAACATAGTCAGATAGTTGCTCTTGAATCATGTTTCGGAAAACCTATCGCACGCCCATTTATATCTTTCGCCGAGTTCAAGGATGAAATACAACGCCGTATAACACCAAGCATCGGTCGTGAAAGTATTGAGAGTACGGGAGCGGTGCGGACACCCGTGCGTGGTGGTCTAAAGACAGACCTCTAGAGTCTCATTGTGTAGGTGAAATTCCTACTGTGGTTTCATCGTCTAGTTGGTTAGGACGTAGGATTCTGATTCCTGCAATCTAGGTTCGATTCCTAGTGGAACCACTCAATGTATTTTTTTCAAAGTATTGTATAGTTTGAAAAACACAAAAATTGATATTTAAAAGATAGTTTGATACGAAACGTATTCCTTTTTGAAAGCATGGGTCAATATTATCTTGGGATTCTTCTTGATGACGCTGGAAAGATTCTTCGATGGGTATCTCCACACGGCATGAAACTTATGGAACATGCGTACTTGGATGATTCGGTTGTTAATAGTTTTGAATACTGTCTAAATCCTAGTAACAAGTATTTCAAGTCACGTGTTGTGTGGGCGGGCGATTACGCAGATAATGAACAGGAGAGCAATGAGAACCTCTATAAAATGTGTGTAGAACGAACGGATTTGGAAGCCGTACTTCCGATTGAGTCTACGAGATCGTTTCCGTTTCTTGTGAACCATGATAAGAAACAGTTTGTTGATAAGCGTAAATCGCCTTCAACGATTCATCCGCTTCCACTTCTAACGTGCGAAGGAAATGGACGTGGTGGCGGTGACTTGAATAGCGAGAGTCCGCTAATCGGTTCTTGGGCACGTGATCATATTTCGATTGAATGTGCTGCTCCTGACAATTATTCTGAGCTTGTGTTTGATTTGTCGGATTAAGGGCGTATCCCCCATCTTAGAATTGTATTTTTGATTCTAGGAGGGGGATTCAAAGGGGGGCGAAGCCCCCCTTTAGTCTAAAGTAAATGAGCCTTTTCTTTCCTTAAGAATGTCCATGGTTTGGACGGAGAAATATCGTCCACAGAAATTGTGTGACATAAAAGGACACCGACGCATTAAACAACTTTTTGAACGTGCTGTAAAGCATGGTTGCCGTGGATTTCCACCAACCATCTTGTACGGTCCTCCTGGCACCGGTAAAACCTCTATTGCGTTGGCTCTCGCAAACGAAGCGTATCCTGAAGTATCACCCGCCATATCTACACTGTATTTGAATGCGTCCGATGAACGTTCTATTGAGGTTATTCGTGAACGTATACTTCAGTTCACACAGACCGTTTGGCCTGGCGTAAGTCGTAAGTTCGTAATTTTTGATGAAGTGGAAACGATGACAGAGCCCGCTCAAGCCTCGTTACGAGCTCTGCTCGACGATGTCGACCGTGAAGGTCATATTCATTCGCCCCTCTTTTTGTTTCTCTGTAATTCCCTGTACCGACTTCATACATCCCTACGCTCTCGTTGTGTTGCTCTATTCTGCGGACACGTTCCAATTGTCCATATTCGTGATACGCTTCAGAGTATTCAGCTAGCAGAAGGTATTCCTCCTGAGAAGATTCGTATTCCATCTGACATTACGTTTCGTATTCAGCGTGGTGATTTACGTTCCTTTATATCTGCTCTTCAGTTTGAAAAAGAATTTAATACATGGGATACATGGTTTGAACGACTACGTACCGCCGGCAAAGATCGCACAATCTATGTATGGGAAGACGGTCTCCGCCAGACACCGTTTTGTATTTTAATTCGACATGTCTTTTTGATGATGACGGATTATGGATATTTTAAGCACGCTGGAATAGCAAAATTTGTAGACGCATGTCTTGAAGTACAGGACGCACCTATTTCAACAATTCTTGCAACAATACCACCCTTGTGGGAGACGATTGTATGGGGCTAACAAAATTGACGGATGGGCAAGGGTGGGGCACGACCCTTATAATTCCCTACAATGACGTCTGCTGCTCAGTATAAGAAACATACCCATCGTGAACACATTCTTGAACTTCCGGATACGTATATTGGTTCTGTAGATACGGTTGCAGAGTCCCGTTGGGTCTACAACACGGAGAAAGGCAACCAGGAATGGCGTCCTGTTCGCTTTTGTCCTGGCTTTCTTAAACTCTTTGACGAGATTCTCGTGAATGCGCTTGATCATCGTGTCCGCCAGACGGGACGTATGGCGAGCGGACTCACAGATGGGCATCCCGTCAAACATATTGATGTTTCCTTTACGACAAAGGATATTACTGTTCGGAATGATGGCGATGGCGTGCCGGTGGACAAGCATCCTGAGACCGGCCTTTGGGCTCCTGAACTCATCTTCGGCAATCTTCTAACGTCCTCTAACTACGATAAGTCTGAGGAGAAGGTTGTCGGTGGCAAGAATGGCTACGGTGCGAAGCTTACGAACATCTTCAGCCACCAGTTTCGTGTCGAAACGGTCGACCACCGTCATAAGAAGAAGTACGTTCAGACGTGGTCATCCAATATGTCCGTTATTGGAACGCCGACGGTGACGGCGTGTGCAGCGAAGCCCTACACCGAAATCAAGTACACGCCAGATCTGACTCGGTTTGCGTGGGGCGGTACAGCGGCTCCCACGGAGATTCCTGCGGACATGCTGGCGATTTTGGCGACCCGTGTCGTCGACGCAGCGGCGTGTGCGGGCAAGGAGTGCCGTGTCACGCTCAACGGTAAGGTTGTTTTGACGAATACCTTTCCAAAGTACATCAGCCTCTATCTCAACGACGATAGCGATAAGGCCAGTGATGTGACGGGCAGCGACGATGGCGGCAAGGCGTCAGGCGGTAAGCGTGTCGCCTACGAGAGTGCGGGTGAACGCTGGGAAATCGGTGCGATTCTAACGCGTGACCTACACGGCGATGCGCCACCAGATGAACGCCATATCTCATTCGTCAACGGTATTGCGACACGGCGTGGCGGCAAGCATCTCGAGTACGTCTCCAAAACGGTGCTCGGAATGTTTTGCGAACTTGCTAAAAAGAAGGCGAAGCTGGATCTGACACCAGCTCTGCTCAAGGACTCCGTTGTCTGGTTTATCAATTCTACGATTGTCAATCCGTCGTTTGATACGCAGACGAAGGAGACGCTCACCACGCCGGCGAGCAAATTTGGTTCACTCCCTACAATTTCTCCCAAGTTTGTGGAGTCACTCGTCAAGATTGGTCTGCTAAGCGAGGCACAAACACTGATGGATGCGAAGACCGCACGGGATGCGAAGCGTACGGATGGTAAGAAGAAATCGACTGTACGTGGTATTCCGAAACTTGAGGATGCGATTTGGGCGGGCACTGCGAAATCCTCGGAGTGTACACTCATTCTTACCGAGGGAGATTCCGCCGCCACCACGGCGATTTCCGGTCTCAAGGTTGTTGGTCGTGAGGCCTACGGTGTCTTTCCGCTCAAAGGTAAGATTATGAACGTCAAGGATATTTCCGTTGCGAAGAAGACGGCGAATACTGAGCTTACGCACATCAAACAGATTCTTGGTTTGGAGGCGGGCAAGATCTATACAAATACGTCGCAACTCCGTTATGGTCGTGTTATGATTATGACGGATCAGGATGTAGATGGATCGCATATCAAGGGACTACTAATGAATCTGTTCCACACCGATTGGCCGTCGCTACTTCATATTGATTTCCTCTGCTGTCTGATGACGCCGCTTCTCAAGACAACAAAGGGTAAGACGACGCTCTGCTTCTATTCGGAATCCGAGTATGAGGCGTGGCAGCGTACGCAAAGTCCGGCGGATCTACGTGGCTGGAAGTCTAAGTATTACAAGGGATTGGGTACGTCTACGGCGGTGGAAGCCCGTGAGTACTTTGCCAATATGAACACGGTTGAGTACGTCTGGGACGAGGTTTCGGATAACTCAATTGACCTCGCCTTCAACAAAAAGCGTGCGGACGATCGTAAGACGTGGCTGGCGTCCTACGACCGTGAGCGTCATCTACCAGTGAAGGCCGGTGGTGCGAAGGTCAATTACACTCGCTTTGTAAACGATGAACTTATTCACTTCAGCAGTGCGGACAACATTCGTTCACTTCCGAATGTTATGGATGGACTCAAGCCGTCGCAGCGTAAGATCTTCTGGTCGGCTTTGAAGCGAAATCTTACGTCTGAAATTCGTGTAGCTCAACTTGCGGGTTATGTATCCGAGACCGCCGCATATCACCATGGCGAAGCATCGCTCACCGGTGCGATTATCGGTATGGCACAGAATTTCGTCGGTTCCAACAATCTCAATCTGCTTGCTCCAAATGGTCAGTTTGGTACGCGTCTGATGGGCGGCGACGACTCCGCTTCGCCCCGTTATATTCATACGCAACTGATGCCAATCGTACGAGCACTTGTAAAGAAGGAGGACGACGCAGTTCTCCGCTACTTGGATGACGACGGTCTGGCGGTAGAGCCTGAAACGTACTATCCTGTTGTTCCTATGCTGCTTGTCAACGGCTGTATTGGTATTGGTACGGGATTCAGCACCAACATTATTCCTTACAATCCTTCTGACTTAGTGTCTGCTCTCAAGCTGCGACTGAGCGGCGGTACTGCGAATCTGACGGGACTCGAGTTGACGCCCTGGTGGTTTGGCTTTAAGGGTCGTGTCGTGGCGGGGACTGACTCCAAAACGTGGGTTACGAAGGGTATATACGAGTTTGTCAACGATGATACGGCGATTATTCGTATCAAGGAACTACCGATTGGTTGCTGGACGAAGGATTACAAAGTCTTTCTGGACAACATGCTCACAGAGCAGGAGGAGATTCGCAATGCGTACGTTGTAGCATGTAAGAAGGCCAAGGACGACAAGGCCTCGGTGCCACCGAAGCCTACGATCTGGCTGCGTGGCTATGAGGAGGCGTACAATGATGTTGACGTTGACTTTATTCTCCAAATGGATCCTGAATACTATCACGAGGCTCGGGCATATACCGCTGAGTTTGAGGCACGGTTCAAACTTACTACGCAGTACAAGACAACGAACATGGTTGCGTTTGACACCGACGGCACCATTCGTCGTTTCGGAAGTGCTGGCGAAGTTCTTGAGCGGTTCTACACGACACGTCTGGCGATGTACGGTGTTCGTAAAGCATATGAACTTGGTCGTCTTACGGCCGAGATTACGGAACTGGAAGCACGTCTGTTGTTTGTCCGTGCGGTCATTTCAGGATCGCTCGTTATTGCAAATGTAGATGATGGCGTTCTCTTTGAAGCTATGAAGAAACTAGGACTTCCTACATTGTCGGATGCGGATGCGACGGATCTGCGAGGATATGAGTATCTGTTGCGGATGCGTGTAGACCGGCTCAAAGCATCGTCGGTTGCGGAACTCGAGCGTGACGTTGCAGCACAGCGTGAACGCAAGGAACATCTTCTTGCGACGACACCAGAGACGCTATGGAGTGCGGATTTAGATGAGTTTCTCGTTGCGTGGAACGACTATACTGCGTGGCGAAATACATCCTATGAGTCAGCGGCGACTGATGGCAAGGTTGCTCCCAAGAAGAAGGCGGTGCGAAAAGCAGCGGTTGTAAAGAAATAGTGTGTTGATATTCGATGAACAACAACACATGATATGAATAAGATTGTTTTTTACTTACGCCATCGGCAGCCAACCAGATTTTTTGCCGCACTTCCGCATTTACGGGTCGTTGACCGGGTCTTTATGCCCTTACGGCAACTTACAAGCCGTTTACCAGCTCCCTTACATTTGGATACTTTACGTGTAAAACGACGAGTCGCTTTGGTGGACATGATTTTCTAGTTATGTTTGTGATATTAATTCATCATAAATAGATTACCTCCATCCCAGTAAACTATATTTGTTGGAGCATTTACAGCATTCTGAGTTTTTGTTATAACACTATCATTAAAGTAAGCACTTGTTGCGTTGATAAGTGTAGATACGCCTCCTATTGGAGCGTGGTATACAGATACATTATACTGTTTGCTTCCATTTTTTACATTCACTTGATAATTTGTTAGCAATATGAATAGAACCACTACTTACATATAAATCTTTCCATGTTGATTTAGACCAATGGGCATTTCAAATCGGCACTTTTAGACCAACCTGCTTTTAAAAATGGCATTAAAAATAAAGAGGAATGTAAATCATTTTGAAATTGCCATAGGTCTAGAAGCGTTTGCTCCATAGTTCTAGCACGGTGCTTACAGGTGTATGCT